CTACATCACTTCCCCCTACTACCACAGAGGGGAGCCGGTGGAGAGGAAGAAGCGGTACCGCAAGTACAAGCAAGAGCTTGGCGGGAAAACCGTGTTCTTCAAGGAATTTGGAGACCCCCGCATCATGGACTTGCGAAACGGCGAATACCTCAAGCAAGGCGAAACGCTCGACCTGCAATACCAAGCAAATGAAATCCTGGAGTTTGCCATCGGCACAGAGCCATACGGCACTGTCCGCTGGATTGGACAGGTACTTGGCGTTGACGGCAGCCGCCGGGCGGAAGGCCTGAATAACAACTACTTCCGAAATGGCCGGCACACTCCCTTGATGATTGTTGTAAAGGGCGGAACCTTGTCGGACGAAAGCTTCGACAAGCTCCAGCATTACATCGAGGACATAAAGGGCGAATCCGGGCAGCACGCATTCATCGTGCTCGAAACGGAAGCGTCGGACGCCCGAGCGGATTATGAGCAGCAGACACAGCCAGAGGTTGAAATCAAAGACCTGGCAAACATCCTCCAGCGGGACGAGCTTTTCCAGGAATACCTTGATAACAACAGGAGGCGGGTTCAGTCGGCGTTCCAGCTTCCCGATCTTTATGTAGGTTATACCACCGACTTTAACCGCGCAACGGCACAGACCGCCCAGGAAGTCACGGAGCAACAGGTATTTCAGCCTGAGCGAAAAAGCCTCGCGTGGGCCATCAACAACAGGCTGTTGAACGGGTACGGTTTCCGATACGTCGAAGCGTATTTCCTTGAGCCGGATATCAGTAATCCCGACGATCTCCAAAAGCTGCTCACAGTAGCCAACAGCGCGGGAGGGCTGTCACCCAACGTGGCAAAGCGCATCGTGTTTGAGGCCCTGGGAGAGACGGCAGAGGACTATCCCGACAACCCGGAAGAGGCCTCCTGGGCGGATATCCCCCTCGCCTATAAGGCGCAGGCGAGGCCTGGGGCAACTTTCGACCTTGGCGGGATTACCATGCGCCTTCAACGGCAGATTGAAAAAGCGGCAGCGCAACACGATGATTCTATCGTGGCCATAATGAAGGAAGTTAAAAAGCTGCTAGTTCAAATGCAAGATGGGAGCGCTCCCCATGACAACGGATAAGTATTTCGCGGGCGCTTCACGGGAGGGAAAACACTATGTGCATAGATTGCGGTCCGCTCCTTGACGCCATTGAGCGATACATCCTTAAGGCGGATGAGGACTTAGAAAGCCAACTGGAAGATGAGGGCTACGAGCATTCCAAAGAGACAGTCGAATCCATCTCGGATATTGAGGAACAAATAGCATCTGCACTGCAAGATGAAACGGACGAATTTCTGGACGCCATTAAAGGGGCAATGACCATGGAGGCGTTTGCGAAGGAAGTCTGGCCAAAGGTTAAAGACAGCGATAACCTGGCAGATGCACTCAGAGAGATATTCGATAAGCAGTTTTCCTCGTTGGTCCCCAAGTACGCCGACTACTATATCAACCGGGCCGATCCCGCCCTCCATGTCGATGAGGTTTCCGAACGCACCTTAGCATGGATAAAAACGTGGAGCCAACAGCTTGGGGACATTATGAAGCTGAACAGCCATGAAGAGATCGAAAGGTTGCTTACTGCGAGCTTGGAAAAAGGAATCACCGTGCAAGAGTTCGCGAAGTCCATTCTGGACAGCGGCATTCGGGATGAATATTACAAAGCCCGGAGGGCTGCGATCACAGAAGTTCTACGCGTCCACAGCGTCGCACAGCACGAAGCCATGATGCAGAACGCCGGATGCAAGGAAAAAGAATGGGTACACACGGGGGCGCACAAGAATAAGCCTCGAAAAAACCACCAGGCGATGAACGGCCAGAGGGTGGCGAAAGACGCTCCATTTGAGCTTGAGGGGATAAAAGGCGGCACATACCATCCCATGTACCCCAGGGACACCTCCCTTCCCCCGGAAGAGAGCATCAACTGCCATTGCTTAGCCAGAGAAGTGCCTGACCCGGCCATCTTAGGGCTTTCGCCGGAGGAGCGGAAAAAGCTCCAGCAAGAGGCACTTGCCCAGATGAACGACGATTGGGAGAAAGAGCGGGATGAGCAGAATAAAGCAAAAGCCGGGATCGCATAAAGCGGCCCAAACTCACATGGTAAAAAGCAGCGGTCATCCGCTGCTTTTTATATTTCAACCTTCTTTTATTTTCATTCAAATCCATTACAGAAAGGGGGTGTTAGAGGGGTGAGGAGCTTGAAAAAAGCATACGAGATCACGGATGCAAAAATCCAATTCGTCTCCCTTGTGGACAAAGCAGCCAACAAGCGAAAATTCCTTCTCAAGAAGGAAGCGAACGGCCGTGCTACGTTTACCACGTACGGGAAGATCGTGAAAGCCGATGTGGAAAACCACTACGTAACAGGTATCGTCTATGAGCCTTTGACCGAGGACAGCCATGGCAACTATATGACCGAGGCAGAAATCACAAAGGCAGCGTACCACTTTGCCAAGAACGGCAACAAAGTGGACCTGCAGCACAGCTTCGAGCCGCTGGAAGGCGCTTCCGTGGTGGAAAGCTGGATTGCCAAAGCAGACTTCGATATCGGCGGAGAGCAAATCAAAAAAGGCACTTGGCTGATGACCGTGGAGGTTGCCGACGAAAGCGTATGGGAGGGCATCGAAAAAGGTGACATCACTGGCTTAAGTATGGGCGGCCTCGGAAACTACAGTGAGGAGGACGTAGATTTGGATACAATCAGCAAAACCGAAAGCAAAGGACTTTTCAAAAAGTTGGCAAAAGCCCTTGGCTACGAGGTGGTCGAGAAAGGCGAGATGGAAGACCTTTATGAAAAACGCAGTAAAGGCTCTAGGTTTTGGGACGCTCTGAACACATTGGAAAATGTACTCAGGCACTACAATCCCATTACCGATTCCTGGGAGTTTGAAGAGGACCCGGGCAAGGTTGCCGAAACCCTGGAAGACTTCAACAAGGTCATTACCGAGATTGTGACCGGGGGCCAGGATGCCAGCACAAGTCTGGCGCAGACAATGCCGGTGGAAAAAGCCGGCAGGAAGATGAGCGGCAAGAACTTCGAGGCGCTCAAGGGGATCTTCGAGAGTCTCGGCGCCTTCATCGCCGCGTTCGAAGACCCGGATTCCAAGGAAGCAAAGGATGATGAGTCCGACACAGGCGCTGGCACCACAGACAGCCAGCAAACCGAACAGAAGGAGGACAAGACAGTGACCAAATCGGAAGTTGAGCAGATCGTAGAGGAAGCGGTGCAGAAAGCGGTCGCTACTGCGACTGGCACCGTGGACCCGGAGGAAGAAAAAATGAAGGAAGCAGAGGCAGAGGACCCGGCCGGCAGCAAGACCGTAAAAAAGGCTGAGGACATCACTCCCGAATCCATCAGCGAAATGGTTCAGCAGGCTGTAGCCAAAGCGATGGAACCCAAAGAGGATTCCGTGACCCTGGACCAAGTGCGGGAGATGATCACCAAGGCCGTACACGAGGCTGTTGAACCCGTCCTCAAGAGCAAAGGTGTTCCCACCGCGCTTGACATGGGCCGGCCTTCCGGCGAAAGCCAGCATTACCTGCATGGCATTCTGTAAAGAAAAAGGAGGAAGCGAAACCATGAAAAACCAGCAAATCATCACTCGCGCTGCCATCGACACCGGCAGCCTCACCTCCGGTCTGCTTAATCCTGAGCAGTCTCGGAGATTTTTACAGCAGACCTTTGAGGCGACCAATCTGGGGCCTTTGGTCAGGCATGAGATGAGAACGGCCAGAAGCGGCGAGATCGACAAGATCGGCATTGATCGGCGTATTCTCAGAAAGAAAACGGAAGGTACCGATGACAACTACCGGGCAAATGTGAAAACCAGCGCCATCGAGTACCACACTACTTCCGTCCGTCTACCCTGGGAAATCACCGAGGAGACGTTGCTGGAAAATATCGAGGGTCAAAGCCTGGAGGGCACCATCACTAACCTGATGACCACCCAGATGGGCATTGATTCCGAGGATTTGTGCCTCAACGGCGATGAGAGCATCTCCCCCACCGACCCCGACTACGATTTCCTGCGTATCAATGACGGGTGGGTCAAACAGATTTCAAACGGAGGCCATGTTTACGACGCTCAGAGCGGAGAGATGAGCCTGGACCTCTTCTACAACGCGCTGAGCCAGCTGCCCAACAAGTATAATAACGGCAAGCTGCGCTGGCTGATGTCTCCCCGGAGAGCCCAGGAGTGGGAGCTGTTCCTTCTCAATAAGGTCATCGGCGCTGGTGGCGCCGTCCCGGACAGCCTTTACACGGCCCCTGCCCGCATCCCCACCGTCGAGTGCCCGTCTTTGTCTGACAAAATCATCCTGCTCACCGACCCCCAGAACCTGATCAATGTTAACACCTATAACGTCCGGATCCGCAAGACCACCGAGGGCAAAGAGGCTATTATGCAGGACAAACGGTTCTACGTCATTCACTTCGACTTTGACCCGATTATCGAGGAGCTGGACGCCACTGGCATCATCACCAATCTGAAGTAAGGAGGCACCCATGTACCACCTTAAGCTCATAAAAGGCCTGTCTTACTTCGGGGTAGTGAAAGCCACAAGCAAGAGCCCTGACGTGTTTGTCAAAGAAAAAGCAGACGCCGATAAAGCGGTTGCCACTGGGTATTTTCGGCTGGTAGTGGGCACAGAGCAAAACCCAGAGCCCCAGGCCGACTCAAAAAAGTATGAGAAGGCAGAGCTGGAGGCCATGACCATGGAACAGCTCAAGGCTGCCGCCGCAACCTCCGGTGTAAAAAACACCAGGGGAATGAAAAAAGACGATATTATCAACAATATCCTGTGGGCACAAGGCAACTATTCCACCGGAAGCCCTACCATGATTGACCTGCAGGAAGAGAAATAAGGAGGGAAAACACCATGAAAGCAGCACTGTTTGATAAAGGCGTGTGCGGCCTGGACCAGACCTTTTACCTGGGGACCGTGGATAAGAACACGGACACCACCGAGGGCACTCAGCTCAAAGCCACCTTGCCCGCTCATTTCAGGCTCGTTGGCATCGTTGTTGATGTGAAAACCGCATTTGCCAGTGCCACGCTCACTTTAACCGGCGACCAAGAAGAACCCGAGGAGTACCTCAAAACGGTGGCACTTAACTCCGCCGGATGTACTTTTAAGGACGGCAGCTATGCCACCATCGGCGAAAAGGACGTTGTGCTGACTGCGAAGCTGAGTGCCGAAGAAAGCGGCGAAGGCTGCGCGGACCTCTATGCCAAGGTTGTCCGCCTGGAGGCTTAAGGAGGGATCGCAGTGGCAGAT